TCTAATGGATGGAAACATGGGTGCTTTTATGTATCTCGATCCTCCTTATGATATTAAGGATAACCTCTATGGGCGTAAGGGATCAATGCACAAAGGATTTGATCACGATAAGTTTGCTGCTGATTGCGATGCTAACGATATGGATCAACTAGTGAGTTATAATTCAGACCAACTTGTTAAAGATCGTTTTAAGAACTGGAATGCGGCGGAGTTTGATTTGACTTATACGATGCGTTCGGTAGGTGAATATATGCGAGAACAAAAACAGCGTAAAGAATTGCTACTTTTTAATTATGGAACTGAAGGACTGGTTAAACTCAATTAATTTTACAAAGGAAGATTTATCAGAAGATATCAAATCTTATCCCCCTTATATTATCAATCGTTGTTTGTCTGGGCATATTGATTGTATTATGTTTGCGAACGAGATGAATATTCATCATCATCTTGACAAAGACCTACAATATTCGTTTTTCCTAAATACTTTGAGGAAAAAGAAGAGATTTTCTCCCTGGCTCCGAAAAGAAAAGGTCACGGATTTAGAATGCATTAAACAATACTATGATTATAGTAATGAAAAAGCATCTCAAGCTCTGAAAATTCTTACAAAAGAACAAATTAACTTTATTAAACAACGACTTGACATTGGAGGATCGAAATGAGCACTGTAGAACCAACGGTAGAATGGGCTCAAGATAAAATGGTGGAAGTGGTTCTTAATGAACCTGATGATTTCCTCAAAGTCCGTGAGACGCTAACACGCATCGGAGTAGCATCACGAAAGGAAAAGAAACTCTATCAGTCTTGCCATATTCTTCATAAGCAAGGTAGATATTATATCGTTCACTTTAAGGAACTGTTTGCTCTGGATGGCAAACACGCTAATCTAACTGTGAATGATGTTCAGCGTCGTAATCGTATTGCCCGCCTTCTTGCTGACTGGGGACTGATTACGGTGGTCAAAGAGGAATCTGTCGCGGACATTGCACCCCTCAATCAAATCAAAGTTCTTGCCTATAAAGATAAAGGCGATTGGATTTTGGAGCAGAAGTATAATATTGGTAAGAAAGGAAAAGCGGTAGAAACCGAATGAAAAAATACGGGGCTCAACACCCCATTTTTTATGAGATGTTGTATAATTAATACAGGATGCCGAAAGGATCCACACAACACAAACTCGCTTTTTAAGGAGCTACTAAGATGACTAACCTAACAAGGTATACTGCTGCGGATCTTCCTGCACTGATGGAGAAGATTACTCGCAACTCTATTGGAATGGACGAATACTTTGACCGTCTTTTTCATCTACACGAAACGACTTCTAACTATCCTCCATATAATCTAGTCCAAGTTAGCAGCGTAGAATCACGACTTGAGATTGCTCTTGCAGGATTTAGAAAGAAAGAAGTCTTTGTCTATACTCAAGACGGCAAACTCTTTGTAGAGGGACAAAAAGAAGATAAAGAGACTGAATCAAACTATCTTCACAAAGGTTTAGCACAAAGAAGTTTTACAAGAACCTGGACGCTCTCGGACGATACGGAAGTGCGAGCAGTGGAGTTTGAGGATGGACTTCTCACTGTTACTTTGGGCAGAATTGTCCCAGAGTATCATAAGAGAAAGGACTACCTATAAATAGAACTGAATATCGTCGGCGCACGGGGAGAACTGGCAAAATCCAGTTGACTCCCCTCTTTTTTTGTTGTATACTGTGTAAAGGCACTTAAGAATTATGACTGTAAAAGTTTTAGTATTAAAGTCTGGGGAAGATGTGATTGCTGATGTGCAGGAAATGCTCTCCTCCGATGAAAAAGTCATTGGTTACTTTTTGACCAAACCCTGTGTAGTAAAACTTATTAAAAAAGGGGAACTTGATTCAGACGAAACAGATCCAAAATCAGAAAAAAAATCTGAACTTTCTGTTACGATGTATCCCTGGATGCCTCTGGCAAGAGAGAAATCAATACCACTAACAGTAGAATGGGTTGTTACGATGGTCACACCTGTTGAAAAAATTTATGACATGTATGTAGAGGACATTCTCAATGGCGGACAAAAAACCGATCAAACTTCTGATTCTGACGAACAATCTAATCTTGGTCTCACAGATTGAGGAAGCTCCATCTGAACTTGGAGAACCAGACTGTAGATTGACTGAACCCTTTATTTTAGGTGAGAATGATACGTTATCACCTTGGTTAGTTGACTGCACCAATCAAAATGTTTTTATGATATCATCAGATAAGATTTTAACTCTTACTGATCCCAAACCAACACTTCTTGAGAAATACGAAAAACTTATTAAATGAAATTCTATACTAATGTCCAGTTGATTGGAAATCAGTTTTTGGTGCGTGGCGTAGAAAATGGTAAAAGATTTGAAATAAGAGATGAGTTCTTTCCAACTCTCTTTGTGAATACTAAAAAAGATTCCAAATATAAGACATTAAGTGGAGGATTAGTAGAGCCGATTTGTCCTGGCACTGTGCGAGATTGTCGTGAGTTCTATAAAAAGTATGAGGAGGTAGATGGATTTGAGATTTGTGGAAATGACCGTTACATCTATCAATATATCTCTGAAAAATATCCAGAGGATGAAGTTAAATTTGATATTAATAAAATCAAACTTGTAACTCTTGATATTGAGGTTGCATCAGAGGAAGGATTCCCTGATGTAGAATCTTGTTCCGAAGAAATATTATCAATCACAATTCAGGACTATACCACAAAGAAGATTATCACTTGGGGAGTCAAACCATTTGAGCATAATCGTAGTGATTTAACCTATCACTATTGCTCTAGTGAGTATGACCTTTTGACTAACTTTATTACCTATTGGATGGTTGATGTTCCTGATGTGGTTACAGGATGGAACATTCAGTTGTATGATATTCCGTATATTTGTAAGCGACTCAATCGTGTTCTGGGTGAGAAACTAATGAAACGGTTTTCCAACTGGGGACTTGTAACGGAAGATGAGGTCTATATTAATGGTCGCAAGCACACAGTCTTTGATGTTGGTGGTTTGACGCAACTTGATTATTTGGACTTGTATAAAAAGTTCACTTACAAAGCACAAGAATCCTATCGCTTGGATTATATCGCTGAAGTAGAACTGGGGCAGAAGAAATTAGACCACTCTGAGTTTGATACTTTTAAGGACTTCTACACAAAGGGATGGCAGAAGTTTATTGAGTATAACATTATTGACGTGGAACTTGTTGACCGTTTGGAAGACAAGATGAAATTGATTGAGCTTGCGATTACGATGGCATATGACGCTAAAGTAAACTATGCTGATGTGTTTTATCAAGTTCGTATGTGGGACAATATCATCTATAACTATCTCAAGAAAAGAGATATTGTGATTCCTCCCCGAACTAAAACATCAAAGAATGAAAAGTATGCTGGTGCGTATGTCAAAGAGCCAATCCCAGGAATCTATGACTGGGTTGTGTCTTTTGACCTTAACTCTCTGTATCCGCACTTGATTATGCAGTATAATATCTCACCAGAAACTCTTTTGGATGAGAGACACCCGACCGCTACTGTAGATAAAATTCTGAATCAAGAACTCACATTTGAACTTCATAAAGACAAAGCAGTCTGTGCGAATGGTGCGATGTATCGTAAAGATGTGCGTGGATTTCTACCAGAACTGATGGAGAAAATCTATAAAGATCGCACCATCTATAAAAATAAAATGCTTGCGGCAAAACAAAAATATGAGAAGAAAAAGACAAAAGAACTGGAAAAGGAGATTGCTCGGTGTAACAACATCCAAATGGCGAGGAAGATTCAACTTAACTCTGCTTATGGTGCTATCGGCAATCAGTATTTCCGTTATTACAAACTAGCAAACGCAGAGGCAATTACTCTATCGGGTCAGGTTTCCATCCGTTGGATTGAGAACAAGATGAATACTTATCTCAACAAACTTCTAAAAACTAGTGAGGTTGATTATGTTATTGCTTCTGATACTGATTCCATTTATCTTAATATGGGTCCTTTGGTTGAAACTGTATACAAGGGCAGAGAGAAAACTACTCAAAGCATTGTTTCGTTCCTTGATAAGATCTGTCAGGTGGAACTTGAAAAGTATATTGAAGGTTGCTACCAAGAACTGGCTGACTATGTAAATGCTTATGACCAGAAGATGCAGATGAAGCGTGAGAATATCGCTGAGCGTGGAATCTGGACTGCAAAGAAGCGTTACATCCTGAATGTCTGGGATAGTGAGGGTGTTCGTTATGAGGAACCCAAATTGAAGATTATGGGTATTGAAGCAATCAAATCTTCAACACCCGCACCCTGCCGCAAAATGCTCAAGGACTCTTTTAACATTATGATGAGCGGCACCGA